GCACCAACTCAAGGGCTGCCCGGCACTCCGGCACCGGCACCGGCTCAACAATACGCACCAGCAGCACCAACTCAAGGGCTGCCCGGCACTCCGGCACCGGCATACGATTATCTAAACCCGCCCGCGCAACATATTGATGCCGACGTGCCGCAATAGTAACCACGCCGCCCTAAACTCAGGGCGGCTATTTTTGAGAGGCTAAAATGTACGAAATTTACGATATCGAAACATATCCGAACTGCTTTACGTCAACACATTACAACGTGCAAACTGGGGAGTGGGTGACATTTGAAATATCTGAGCGACGCACCGATTTGGCAGCACTCATTGCTCACTTAAACCAGTTGATGATAACTAATACCTATCTCGTGGGCTTTAACAATGTGCATTTTGATTGGCCGGTGCTGTCGATGGTTTTGCAGGACGATGCGATCAGTGTTGATGATCTATATTTTCGATCACAATCTATATTTGCTAGCGATGACCAATACGAATTTGTGGATTGGGAACCGCTAGTCAAACAAATAGATTTGTATAAAATACATCATTTTGACAATACTGCAAAGCGTACATCACTCAAAGTATTAGAGATTAATATGATGATGCGGAGCGTTCAAGATTTACCAATATCACCGGGCACGACATTATCGTTCGTGCAAATGGACGAGCTGCGCGAATACAATCGGCACGATGTGTTAGCCACCTCGATGTTTTTTGAGTACTCACGTGCGCAGATTGAGTTTAGAATGTCGTTAGGTGAGCACACATTAAATAGTAACGATACCAAAATTGGTAAAGATTATTTTATAAAACATTTGGGTTTGCAAAAGCCCTACCACCAATCACCACGTATATCAATACCGCTGAAAAATATAATATTTCCTTACATTGATTTTATAAGCCCTGACCTCAAACGCGTGCTCGAATACTTGAAAACCATCGACATCGTGGGAACCAAGGATAGCTTTAAGCCACTCACGCCCACAATTGGTGACCTGACGGTAACAGTTAGACAAGGTGGCATACACGGTTCGGTGAGCAGTGAGACTGTCACGTCAAACACTACACATGCTGTCATAGATATTGACGTGGCGAGTTACTACCCAAGTTTATCAATTGCTAACGACTTATATCCCGAGCACTTAGGCCGCCAACAATTTTGCGACATTTACGCAGATATCAAAAAAGAAAGGCAGGCTTACGATAAAAAAGACCCAAGAAATGGAATGATTAAGTTGGCACTAAACGGGGTGTATGGTGATAGTGGCAACCCATACAGTGCATTTTATGACCCTCAATATACAATGACCATCACAATCAATGGTCAATTATTATTGTGTAAACTCGCGGAAATATTGACCGGTCATATTGCTGACTTGCGACTCTTACAGATAAACACGGACGGTATGACAATGTTAGTTAACCGTAATGACCTCACACGGATGCGTGAAATGATGAGGCAGTGGGAAGTGTGGGCGCGTGGCCTAGCGTTAGAAGAGGTTGAATATTCGTCGATGTTTATACGTGACGTTAACAATTACATGGCTGTTAAGCTTGATGGGGGCATCAAGCGCATTGGTGAATTTTGTCACGAGACCGCAAAAGAAAATCCAGCAACTAGAGAAATTGCGTGGCATAAAGATCACGGCGCTTTGGTCATACCCAAGGCCGTTGAAGCTTATTTGTTGCACCGCGTAGACCCTGCTACTTTTATTCGATCACACGCCCAGGGTTTTGACTTCATGCTAAAAGCTAAGGTGCCTAAGAGTAATTATTTGACACTAGGCGGCGCTCGAATTCAAAATACATCGCGATATTATGTTAGTAATACCGGTGGGCAGCTAACTAAAATCAGCCCACCCACTGAGGGTTACGAAGTCGGATGGTTTAAAAAAGCAAATGGGGTTAGCGCTCACGACTATTTCAGTGTGCCACCCACGACCCACGACCCACGATACCACACTAAAAATAAGTCACTGTATACACAGCGCACGACTAATTTTGAAGCGGGGTGGTTAGTGAGCCTGTGCAATGACGCGTTTGATTTTGACCCGTCAAATGTCAATGTTGAATATTACACTCGACGGGCTTGGACATTAATTAACAGTGTTAATCCGCACCAATCAAATCAATAGCCGCTTGCGCTTCATCGCGCAGCTCAAACAAACGCTCAGGTGTAACTGGGCCGAGTTCACGCTCTTGTGCAAATCGAGTTGCACTAATGTTGTAAGATTCGAGTAGACGTAAACCCGCTTCGGCAACTGCTAGTATTGCTACAGCATTCATTGTGATACCTCTTTTCTGATTAGTTGGGTGATAGATAGTGCACTAGATATTTTAGATTGCGCCCCAGTCTGATCGACAACACATGCTGCACTAACTGTAACAATGCACATCAACCCCTCAGCTTGTCTCACTGAGTCGGCAGCAGTTTGCAATCGGTTTTTAATCCTCAGCGCTTGTAAACCCGTGATACTCTTACTCAATCTCGCAAGCTCTACTTGCTTTGCTGTTTCGGAGATTTGGATATAAGCAAAGGCAATGCCTTCAACTGGACTATTGATTTGAGGGGGTGACACACATGCCACACTTAGCAGTAATACGACTGCTAGCATCATATTACGCATTCTTTTTGTCCGGAAAAAATGCACCGAGAAGTCCCACGCCTGCTAGTCCAATGACTACGATTGATTCAATTTGTTCGGGTGAAAGCATCACCCCAAATGACATTAGCAGTGCAATAATTCCACGCCACGTCGATGCTTCACTTGCTCGTTCTAATAAATATTTCATAATTTTAACCCTCATTGTCGTCGTATGCACGGCGATACCAGCCGCGCTTGTATTTTCCCATCATGGGTTTTTTAGTAATAATCATCCGATATACAGCCGCTTGCTCAGACCTAAATGCTGTTAGCAATCGAGCATTGTCGAGGTCGTTAACTGCATTTAGACTTTTGGGGCCAAACTTACCATCACTAACTAAATACCTTCCGACGGCCCGGCAAGCGCGTTGTATGCAACGGTTAGCTTGAGGGTGTCCCATATTGACCGCAGTATCAAAAATCTTATTAGTAACCCCCTGATCGCAGATATATTTGTAGTTAGTATTCTTAAAAAAATATCGAAAGTAAAAATTATAAGCATCATCATGGTCTGCTAATTTAATATCATCAATATCAATATCCCCGTCACCATCAATATCAAATCTCAAGTCATTAGTCTTAGCTAGTGTGCGTAACGATATCCCCCACTTTGTTGCACCGCCGGGGTCGTCAGGGTCATTGGTAAATTTGTGACCACCCTCTCGCGGCAGCATAAATTCAAACGCAGGCTTAAACTCAGACATTAGAAAAACTCCTCAATAATGACAAGTCCATCACCACCGTTACTAGCATTGATTAATAGTCCTGGGATAGGTACCTGAGCACCGCCGCCGCCGCTACCCACACCCCCTCGCGGTGGTGATGCTAGAGGGTTAAATTTAACTGCGCCGTTGCCAAAAAATGCCGCATCACCCCCATTACCTAATGATATAAGTTGCAACAATCCGCTGGTATTCGACGAGGTAGTGCCAGCGTCACCAGGTTGACCTGTTAAATTTAATTGCCCGCCCGTGGCGCCCCCCCCAGTCCCTCCTATATTACTACTTATGCTTATAGAGGGTGGGATGTTGAGACCAGAGACACTGGGTGCACCACCGCCCGATGCTGTCATTGTATTAAATCCGACACCTGATATTGAGCTGTCACCGCCCGCAGCGCCGATAAGACCACCAACACCTACATTTATGGTCATGGAGTCCGGAAGTAAAGACCTTGCAAAGGTGCCGATGGTCACCCCAGCACCACCTCCACCACCACCACTAGCGATGACTGATGAGCTACTCAGATTATTGCCACCAGCACCAGCACCCACGGCCATAAACTTGACACTGCGTGCGGCAACGGATGGGGAAAATTGAGTGTTGCTAGTCACTGTTATTAAATTGGTTGCTATTGGACTTGAGCTAATACCATTTAGTCGAGCCTGATCTGCTGCACTAATGACTCCAGCTTGAGTTATTGACGCGGATGGAATTGTAGCGTTAGAGCCTGTGCTTGATTGCACGGTGACTTGTGTAGCAGTGCGCGCTACTGTCAAGTCAGTCGTACCAACCCCAGCCCCACCACCGATAAAGTCGACAAGTGTTCGCCAGTGCGATGGGATATTTACACCGTTTGCGGGGTCGCGAACCCCATCGACCGCGCCTGGACCACTTAACTCGGTGGACACATAAAACGTCCCATCCGATCCCCGCACCACACCGTTGAGGGTGGTGTAGTCGACGGTTTCCGACCACCCTAAAATGCCTGAGCGATCCACCTCAGTCGCTAACTCGTATAAGATATGTAAAATCTCGTTAATGTCAGCGCTGTCAGCGAGTGTATCAAAACCAAAACCACTCAATAGTGTAGCAGGAGTTAGTGCGGTGTTACGATACGCCACCCCTTGTGCAGGCACGGTGGGGATAGTAGTGTTAGCATCATCGCCAAAAATTGCGGGGATATTGTTATCACGAGTGTTAGCCATTATGTAAACTCACTTAATTGTTGAGGAGTAAATCCTACGCTGAACGCGGAAGTGTCAAAGTGTCGCCCGTCACTATCAAAGCCAAATGCCCCGTCGGGTGCGGCGACTATATTAGTTATTCTTGCAGTTACCGGCAGCGGTAAAATAGTGCGCTGCTCAATAAAAATATCGGACTCATTGATCATTAAAGTAGTGAGCTGACCAAGTGTGATATCAGTCGGCACGATCATTCGCAATTCCATCGGCCCCACGCGTATAAAGCTGACATCTAGCCCATTAAATAACTGTATAAAGCGGATCAATTCGGGGAGGCTTGCAGGACGTACATGATTTTTAAAAATCTTTGAAAATATTAAACGTCTAAACTCGGAATCTAACGCTGGGAGACTTCCGAATAACACTGCGCCATCGGAAAACCAAGGGCTTGTGTCGAGCCGTCCGCGATTATCAAACCCAAAAAATACCCGCTGATCTGCGTTTAGTGATATGCGCGGCTGACCTACAATTCGACCCCACACATCGAGATTTACGTCGGCCGCGCGATCTAACTGAAAAACGTCTAGCGTACCGACTATTGCATCATGCAGTTCTTGTTCTTCTTCAATCAGTGCTGTCAGGAAACAATTAATTAAAAATGAGCGACTGAATTGAAACATCAGTCGCGACCCACCCTGAACTACTAAGTCTTTGTTAATTGGGGAAGTGTCAACTAACATTTATGAAAATCCGTGTGCTGTCGAATGTTGCGATCTGATCGAAATTAATAGGTACGGTAGCCATATTAATAGTTAGGCTCGACAATCCTAACTGTATACTGTTAACAATGTGGCCCGGTACGCTGTTGACTGGAGTATACAATCTTGATGCACTCACTGATTCGCCTGGTAAAAATCCTATTTGTTGAAATCCTATGTCGATCCCTAATCCTGCTGCGCCATCCTGGGCATAGCTTAATATTGCGTCGATCATGCGACTGACACCATCGGTACCAAATTGACGCAAGTCATTGACTGTCGTATTGATTGCTACAAATAATTCAACCGGTGACGGTCTAATCCATCTTATCTCGTTGTTGATGCCTCGCCGGTCTGTGATAGTCATGGAGGTGTTGCCAAAATATCCTACACCGGTTGCTGTGCGTAAAAATAAAGTTTCAGCAATCACTTGATCGTTACCGCCTTGCAGCACCGCAGCGATAGACTTACCTGGTAATCCGCGAGCATCTGTGATTAATGTGTCATTGACGAGCAGCCGAACAAATTCAGTGCCTGGAATATTAGAGAGTGCACTAAAAATGGCCTCACTTGTGCTTTGACTTGGGGCTTCGGTGGTTCGCGCCCGACGTGCCCGCAATGCTGAATCAGATTCTTCAAGCGCGCCAGGGTTTGCGTCCAACAAATTAACGACACTAGACCACCCATTAATAGGGGTGAGAATATTAGTTAGGGTGCCGGCTTGAGCAGGGACAGCACCGGTTATTTCTGATAGTGCGGTTACTGTGCCAGCGCCCGAGCCATCGAGTGTAATGTCTGCTGTAGTCACAAATGTCACAATTTGTACAGGGTCTGACACCCTTTGCCCTAACTGAATTATAGTGCCGGGGGTGCCGGTCAATTGTAATTCAACAGTCGACACTGTGGCTTCACGACGTGTGATCCCATTGACTTGCACACTTGCTGATTGCACCACACCTGTCGCCGCATCAGGATCTAAAAAACGTACTACATTTTCTAGTTGCATCCACGCTTCAGCATTTGCCTCGATTGTCGCATCGAGTATTTGCACAAGTGGGTCGTTTTCGTCAAAATCAACATTTAGTGATTCCCCGGTGTCAGGGTCAGTGATTAGTGACAGTCGAGCATATAAACTGGCACGAATGTCAGCGAGTCGTTTGAGTCTAAAGCCCTCCGGCATTAATCCAAAATCACCCATACCACGAATCACACCTTTATATAGACAATTATCACAGTATAGCATTAAATAAGTATCAGACTTTACATTTATTATATAGTCTGATACTGTATGATCGACTTAAGAGAGAGGATGACGGTATGAGAGTGGGGACATTAAGAGAGTACATTGTCAAACATCACGAGGGGGTGCAAGCTAAATTTGCTAGAGCAAATGATGTTGACCCACCACAGGTGACGCAATGGATTAACGGTCAGTTTTTAGTGATTGATCATGTGATGTATAGCAAGCGCCGGGAATTGATAAAACCGAAATGAACATAATCATAGAGTATATTTGGTATCGTGGATTTTATGATAATGATAACGTTTTAGGTGAGACGAGGTTGACTAGTCTTGTCAGGTCTAGGATTGGGGTCAAATCGGCAATTGAGAAATGGGTGAAGGAGTGGTTGAGCGTGGGTTATATCGAAATTATCACTATCAACACCATTTACGCAGACGACGAGATATATTGCGAGATTGATTCAAAACGATTTGACGCTAAAATGGTATAACTAAGTCAGTGTCAATGATCCCTGCACTCGTTTGTACCGACATAGTAATCGAGTATGAGCGTGCTGAGGTATCAAAATTAGCGTCAAATGTGTTAATGCGGAGTACTCCAGGCACTGATAACACTCGTGATCTGAGCACTAAGTTGACCTCAGCGACTGCGCTTTTTGAGCCTAGTAAATCAGTGTACCACGGGGTACCGTCTTGAATGTCGAGAAAATACTCACCCTGCAGATGTCGCAGGGTGACATTGATTCGCTGGTTAATCTCATCAATCCCATTTATCAATGCAAACCGACCATTTACAATTGACAAATCATGAGTCAAGGTGGGAAGGTTAAATGTAAAACTCATCAGCTTGGACCATCAGTTGTTTGTGTGCCACGATCAACACCAGTATGTACATGATCAGAAAATGTCAGTCCGTCAATGGTGGTCAATTCTAAAGCAGTAAGCACTTGACTGACATTGACAAGGCCTTGTATTGTAACATCTCCATTAATATTAAGACCGCCTGGCGCATCAATTGTGACGCCACCCGCTGAGTTGATTGTTATGCGTGCACTACCTGTCGATAAAGTAATGATACCACTGTCGACGGATATCACGCTGTCGCCGACCATGATCACCGCGTCGTCATCCGTGATCGACATTCGTACGCTGCGATCACGGTTACGTAGTTCAAGGCCTTGGCTAAAATAGTTAGCCAAGGCCACTGGTGCTGGATTAGCACCCACAATCGCCAGACTATCCGTGATGTGATGTGATCGCGATTGCACGGGTTGTGCTGGGGATTGTACACCACTATTATCAACCCAGTTATCAATCGATCTATCACACACTGCTAGCAATACTTGATCACCTGGGCGAACTGGCAGTGTGAGAGCAAACCCCGCACCGTGGGCATAAGGCATAACTAACGGTACATGCACAACCTCAGGCATATCTACAGTTATTCGTTCGTCGTCAATAGTGACGTATCGTCGGATATTTGGTTGTATTACCGCTAACTGGTCAGTGCTATTAAAGCTTACAACAGTGCCTGGTGTGTGGGTTCGTGCCCGTGATATCTCACGCCGCACAGTTTCCAGTAGTGCCCCTGATTCTGATTGCCCGCGCAAATCCATTATACAACATCCAGTATTTTAAATGCTCGGGTGCTCATAACCCAGTCGTGATTATATGTAGCGCCTGAAAATTCAATGCTGAAAACTTTATACACACCGTCGAGCATTGGGTTACTAATACTTGTTACTCGCATTTGGTCACCTGGTCGCACCTCGGGATTTAATATTGAGTCAATAGTCACCCCGTTATTATGTTGCATTGCGCCGGCTAATGTAGGTGTAATATTGATTAGGTTTCGATTTTCCGCATTAATTTCAAAAACTCGGTCAAAAGCGCGGTTGTCCGATATCGCCTGAAATCGTCCGTCTTGAATCGACCAGGTGAAGCCATATTGGTTTGCTAAATTGTCCAACTCATTACTTGATCTATCTGATACAGTCAACCCACCACTTGACAATATTCCGTCGATATCAATTCGTCCTAATTCTACACCCGGCATATCGCCAACAATAGAACGCACGAGTGTGGAAACACTTTGCCCACCTAAAAATGTTCGGTTAGTAACTCCTTTTGTAATGCCGCCGAATCCACCTAATACATTTAGTTTGGTGACATACTCAGCACCATCTTTGGTGGTTCTCGCATTTAGCACACCGCCCTGCATTAGCAAACTTAACCCAGTGTTAGCCCACCCTACACGTATTCGTACGCGTGATAAGGTGGCTCGAATACGTTCGCGACTTTCGGCACGCATGTTATAGATAATAATTTCCGCTGCATTAGCTGAGGACTGTAAATATCTTTTAACATTAAACTCAATTGCTAAATCATCGCGACCCCCGTCACTAAAAATACGCAAAGCCTCTGAACTATTCCCACCGCCGACGTCATCCGCCAGTGGTCCAATGAGTAGCTCAATATTGCGTATAAATGGATTATTAGGTGGCTGCATTAAGGTTAATGGTGTAAACCAATCCCTGATCCGTGCGTGATGGTGGAAATATAAACTGTAAATCCTCACCACTAACACTAGTTAGTGGGTCATCGTCAATCACGTCGGATAATGACCCACTAACTGCATTAAGTATACTGGTTGGGATTGCACTTATTGTCACACTTACAGCCACCAAATTTGATGACTGTATGAGGTCTAGCACTCGGCACGACGCACTGAAAATACCCGGCGGATAGGTGTGACTAATGACTGGGGTGGCTGACTGTATTTCGCCCGATCCGTCACCAGGTAACACTGCGTATGTAAGGGTATCATTTTCAGGGTCTGTTGACGCTGATAGATCAAATGTGACGGCTATGTCATTACGCGAAGCCTCGACATTTGAAGCGACTACACACGTCGGGGCTAAATTAATTACGTCACCGACTTGGAAAAACAACCCATCAGCAAATAGCTCGTCAGCAAATAGCCCGTCAGCAAATAAGTTTATCATTACGGAGCAGTACGGATCGGGTTAGTAATGCCATCACCACTAACTACATTATCATTAAACGCTTTAGGGTTACTGTCAATAATCCCTGGCAGCGTGAATGTTAATTGATCCGTCTGATCCCGGATAGCTGCAATTGCTGCTGGATCAAAACTGGTATTATCGATTGCATATCGAGATGTATCGACAACTGTGACAGCCCCGCCGGAATTATCTTCCAGATCAAAAAATCCAGCAATCGTAATGGTACCGCCGACACAATTTGCATTAATTGTAATTAGTCTACCAGCCCCGTCGATGCTGACATTATCGCCCACTTTGAGATTGAGAATTTCCACTGATCCAGCATATCGGCGCATATTTAAACTTTTAATACCTACTCCGGTGAAATCTATAAAAGGATGTGTCAGCCCCGCATCAGTCGAGCGTGTATCAATATAGTCATAAGTCCCCGCATCAGTCAGGGTGATTGTCCCGCCGATACCACAATCTACTAACGAGTGTAGGCCAAGCGAGTGGTCGGTAAGTCTGCACCCCTCGTAGCATGTCAATATAGAGTTATCACCCAGGTCATTGCCTGTAATTTGTGCACCATGTATGAGTGAGCCCGCTACATTTCGCCCGCCCAAATCCACAGCATAATCGTGACCAAAAAATTCAAACCCAGCATAGGCTTGATCAAGCGTAAAAACCGACCCCGGTAGTGCATGCAGCAGTGTACTATTCAAGCCGTCCATGATTGTGCGTGCTGATGCCAGCACACTAACTGGGTTATCAAAAGTGCCATCATTATATAACACTGTCCCTGTATTATTACGGTTAGTGTCAATCCACACTTGCCCACCAACATAACCGATAATTTGCTGCGATGCCACACCTTCTGCGAGCAACTCATCAACCGTCAGTGTTGCGCCGG